GCGAAGGCGCGGGTAAGGAGTCGATAAAACGTCGGTAGACTGAATCAAAGGATTAGGTCGGGCCGTGGCTGTTGCCGTTGTTGACGTACAGGTAAGAAGCGCAAACGCGGTCAGCCAACTGCGTCAGATCAATACGGCTTCAAGGCAGGCTCAGGGCGCAATTCAGGGCCTTGCCAAGGCTGCTGCTGGTCTTGCTTTAGTTGAGTTTGGCCGTAGGTCTATTCAAGCTGCAGCTTCAATCAATGACCTCAATACTCGTCTCAAGCTTTTAACGACTGAATACGGCGAATTTGAACAGGCACAGCGGTTAGCAGGCGAAGCAGCTAGGACATTTGGCTTGAGCACTCGTGAGGCCACGGCGGGTGTTGCTGATATTTATGCACGCTTGAGGCCGCTAGGGATCAGTCTTGAAGAGATTTCTTCGACCTACAAGGGTTTCAACGTTATCGCCAGGCTGTCTGGTGTTAGCGCCGAGGGCGCATCGGCTGCGTTCACTCAACTGGCTCAAGCGCTGGGCTCTGGCCGCTTGCAGGGCGATGAGTTTAGAAGTATTGCTGAGCAAGTGCCGGGTTTGCTGCAGGCCGTAGCGGAAGAGACGGGCAAGAGCGTTGGGCAGCTCAAAGAATTTGCATCGCAGGGCAAGCTGACTTCAGACATCCTGATTTCGGCTTTGAAGAAAGTTGAAAAGGATGGCGCTGGAAAGATTGCAAAATTAGTTCAAGAATCCGACGTTCAAAAATTCAAAGATTTACAGAACGCTGTTGATGAGCTATCGACGGCCTTTGGTAAGACTCTGCTGCCAGCGGTGACACCGATAGTCAAATTGCTGACTGATTTGGTCAAAGTTGTTGGCCAATTACCCGCCCCGGTTCGCACGGCGGCAGTGGCTGTCGGACTGCTTGCGCTTGCGGTTAAGACTCTGAATGGAACGATTGCTATTTCATTAATTCAGCGCTTAGGCACGGCTCTGGCTGGGCTTGCTGGCGTCACAAACACAGTCACTGTTGGTTATACGGTGGCAGGCGCGGCAATTACTAAGACCAATTTAGTAATCACTGCTAGCACCATTGCGGTCGGTGTGTTGAAGGCCGCATTGCTTGCGCTTCCCTGGGTTGCTGTGGCGGCGGGCGTCACCTTCTTTGTTAGCAAAATTATTCAAGCCAACAACAAGCAAAAGGAGCTTAATGAAACAATTAAATCTGGAAGCCGAGAGGCTCTTGAGGCGGCTCTAAGCGCGAGTGTTCTGGCTCAAGCTCAAGCGCAACAGCGCATTCAGAACCTGAAGAATCAGCGCAAAGTCACTGGTGCGGCAATGCGTAGCGCCAAGGCTGATCTTGACCTACAGAATGAAAACATCCGCCGCATTCAGGATCGGCTTGGGTTGCTAGCCGAAGAAACAGATATTCAAAATCAGAAAACGCAAGCAATTTCGGATGAGACAAAGAAATCAAAAGAACGCAAGGATATATCCGAACGACAGCTTCAGCTGGAGGCCAAATTGCTAGAAGCCCAGAACAGGAAAGATTTGGTTGAACAAGCTTATTTAGAAAAGCTGATTAGACGTGAAGCGATTTTGAATCAAGAAATGAAGCCGCGAGAGCGGATGCTTGAGTTGATTAAAGCTGAATTTGAATACAGCCAGAAAATTAAAGACATTCGTCAGGAAATAGCCGACATCATGGCCGGGGCAAAAATCACCACTGGCGAAAGCACCTTTGACGGTTCCGAAGCTGGCGGAATCTTCAACCCTGATGATGCCCGGAAAAAACATATTGACGAGCTGAAAACAAAATTGAAGGGACTACTCGATCCAATGGAGCAGATCAAGAAAGCTTCTGAGTCCATTGGCGAAGCATTTAGCCAAGGTATACGCGGAATGATGGAAGGGACAGTCACTGCCCGTCAGGCCCTGGCCAATTTCTTTAGATCTATTGCTGATTACTTCATGGATATGGCGACCCAAATTATCAAAGCGGCCATTCAGATGATGGCATTTCAAATTATTTCAAGCTTGTTTCCTGGGGCTCCAAAATTCTCTGCCTCAACAATGACGGCACCTGGCTTGGGTGGTTCACTAAATGTTCCTGGAATCTTGCCGGGAATTTCTCCCGCTGGCGCCTTGGCCTCTGGTGGCACCGCAATGGGCGGGAAAAGCTATTTAGTTGGAGAAAAAGGGCCTGAGCTGTTCACCCCTGGTCGGACTGGAAGCGTTGCCCCGAATAGCGCCTTGGGCGGTTCAAGCATCGTCGTTAATGTGGATGCATCCGGCAGTAGCGTTGAGGGTAAAGGTGACGAAGCCAAGCGTTTGGGCGATGCCATCGGTGTCGCTGTCCAACAAGAACTGATCAAACAAAAACGTCCCGGAGGCTTGCTCGCGTAATGGCTACTTTCCCCGCTATCACGCCAACCTACGGCGCTCAAAAAACAAGCCGACCCAACACCAAGACGGTGAAGTTTGGCGATGGTTACGAGCACCGCACAGTGTTCGGTCTACCCACACACGCCAACCCTAAGCAGTGGTCGCTGACTTGGGAGGTATCAGAAACCGACGCCGACACCATCGAAACGTTCCTTGACGCCAGGGCAGCAGATTCAGCCAGCTTTGACTGGACCCCGCTTGACGAAACGACTTCTTACAAGTGGGTTTGTGAGGAGTGGAGCAAGTCGATTCCGTATCTGAATCGCGCCACGATCACCGCCACCTTCCGCCAAGTCTTTGAGCCCTAATGGCGATCCCAGTTTCCGAGCTACAGAAGATCAACCCGAGCAGCATTATCGAGCTGTTCGAGCTGGAACTGTCTACGGCACTGCACGGCATCAACACGGTGTATCGCTTCCACGCCGGAAGCAACATGGACGCCAACGGGGAATTGGTCTGGAAGGGCAACACTTACCAGCGTTTTCCGGTTGAGGCGGACGGCTTTGAGTACACCGGCAACGGTCAACTTCCCCGTCCAAAAATCCGTGTCAGCAACTTGCTTGGCACAATTACCGGGATCTTGCTGACGGTTAATGCCACCACTGCTGGCAACGACCTTAACGGTGCGAAGCTCACTCGTATCCGCACACTGGCGCGGTACATCGACGACGCTAATTTTGACGGCGGCTCTAATCCTTATGGAACGCCAGACACGACAGCAGAATTTCCCCAAGAGATTTACTACCTAGATCGCAAGGTCACCGAAAACCGCGATGTAGTTGAGTGGGAATTAGCGGCTGCATTTGACTTGGCTGGTGTTCGAGCACCCAAGCGCCAGTGCATCAACAATCGGTGTCAATGGGTGTATCGCGGAGCCGAGTGCGGTTACACGGGTCCTCCGATTTCTGACGGAGACGACGTACTGCTGGAAGGCGCTACTGACTCGGCAGAAGCTATTGCGTACTACGCAGCCAAGGAAGCATTTGAAGCGACAGAACAACCTTTGGCAAATGCACAAGCCGCACTAAATAGCGCATCCAATACGCTTAATAGCGCTTCTGGAACGTGGTACAGGGCAGAAACGCGCTATTCAAAAGGGACCGGATCTGACTATTACGTTCGTGGACCGAAGTACATAACACTGGGTTTTGGCACTTACGAAGGTGTATGGAACGGGTCCACCGTGTCATTAGGCGACACCTATCGAAGAGGCGCATTGAAGGCCACTGATGGTTCCAACCGCTATGGCAGCGGCTCATATTCGTGGTATGAGATTGAACGCTGGTACTACGACAGCAGTGCCGTCACTTCGGCACAATCTGCCTACAACTCAGCCTTGTCGGCTTACAACACTGCAAAGTCCAACTACGACAGTGCCAAAACTGCACTTGATACAGCATTTGACGACTGGAAAACCTCTCCGCCGTACCAAGGTCAACTTAATGCCATTGGCGATGTATGTGGCAAACGCTTAAGCAGCTGCAAGCTGCGGTTTGGTGAACTAGCGGAATTGCCCTTTGGAGCGTTCCCCGGTATTGGCACCTTCTTCACATGAGCTGGAAATCTAACGCGCTTGACCACGCCAAGGCTGACTGTCCACGTGAAGCCTGCGGTTTGTTGGTGGTGGTCAAGGGTCGCAGGCGTTATTGGCCGTGCAAAAACTTGGCGGCTAATGCGTCGGAGATGTTCATTCTCGATCCTGACGACTGGTGCGCTGCTGAGGATGCAGGCGAAATTGCAGCGGTGGTCCACAGCCATCCATTTACGCCGCCCGTTCCAAGCCAAGCGGATCGACTGGCATGTGAAAAGTCAGGCTTGCCTTGGCACATCGTCAATCCCAAAACGGAGCAGTGGGGCACCTGCAAACCAGAAGGTTTTCAAGCACCACTAATCGGGCGCGAATGGGTCTGGGGCGTAACCGACTGCTGGACGCTAGTGCGCGACTGGTACGACCAGCACGGATTGGCGCTGCCGGATTGGGACCGACCGATCACGCCAGAGCAGTTTGAACAGGCACCGATGTTCGACGATTGCTGGCGCGATGCTGGATTTGCACCGCTTACAGAGGATCAGACGTTGCAGCGCGGCGACGCCGTGTTGATGAACATCATGGG